GTGGAAACGGGCTCAAAAAAATCGAATGGCATCTTCTTTCCTTTCGATGTGTTGCATTTTACGCACGCACAGACCAAATTGGACTCAGAATCGTCACCGCCCCGGGCAACCGGCAGCACATGATCCACAGTCGTGGCGTTCTCAACTCCACAGTAGGCACAAATGCCTTGATCTCTAGCAATGATGCGCTTTCGAATTTGCTTCCATTTAGAGCTGTTAGCCGCTCTTTGAGAGTGATACGACACTAATGCCACCCATGTTTCTGCCAATGGGCATAAGCCTTGCAGCTTGATCCTGAATATCTGTGGGCAATATAGCGAATGCTCCAATCAATCATGCGATACCCATCAAGGTTGCGATACTTGGTGTTGCGCATTTGGCCTAAGCCAAAGTGATTGCCATTTGGGTTTATAGCTTCTACACGCCAATTGCTTTCCTTTGTTATCAATAGGTTGAAGCATTGAAACTCTTTGTAGTTAATAATCCGTGAATGTGCATATAGCTTTAATGAATCTATTGATGTGTTTTGTTTTACAGCTTCTGTTGCATTAGCCGGTGTAATGCCAATTACACATAGCACGGCCCAAACCATCAAACATCGGCTGCGAGCTATCCGGCTAACCGGCTCGCTACCTCGTGTAGATGGTAATGATGCTGTCAAGCAAGGAGCGTAATCTTGAGCGTTTCCAACAGGTTTCACACACCTGTGCATAACACCTGTGGATAACTTTCTCATTGGCTTAACTCGGCAATCCGAGCATCATCGACAATCTTGATGCCAAATGTGCCGCATCCCATGCATTGTGCAAACCACTCATGCTCTGTTAATTCGGCACCTTTCTTCAAACCAAAGCGTTGCTTAGGCTTTCCGTAAAGCTTCTTGCATATTGCGCAATCAAATTGAAGGATGTGCATAGTTGCTCCTTATCAATGTTTCAATGGGTTGCAAATTAACCTGTGGCACAGTCCAATTGTTTTGGCTAGTGTTTTTATATCGCGGCTTTTTGGCCACAGCTACGGGCATCCAGCCCACAATGTGCATCTTAGGTGCGTTGCCTGTAACTAACACCGCAATGTCACGATCTTCTCTGTCGCTTTCCTGTATCCACAAATTACTGTTGGGATTAGCTGACCACTTAACTTCAATGTGTTCGCCCACATCAGCCTTAGATTTATCCCATGTGATGCCAGGTTGATAGTCATAGCCCAATCGCTTGGCCACAACCATTTCAGCCAGCATCGATTCGGCCATTTGTGCCACATATTCAAACCATGAAAGGTTTTTAACTATGCGTGAGCTGTGGTCAGCTGACCTGTCATGGCAATGTGATATGGCTGCAATCATGCATTGCACTTCCTCAATGCGATTTATCATCGGCAATCACCACAAAACCAAATGATGTTTTCCGTGCGGTCATAACCTTTTTGATAACCAAATTGATCTAATCGCCTTAGCTGAGAGCATTTGTCACATTGCTCAATTTTGTATTCCTCGACCACCACGCCATTGCACAGCAATTTGGCTGTCATGCTTTGTGGATGGATGATTTCAATGTAATCGCTCATTTGACCGACATCCAAATCATTGCCACCAACAGCATAATTTCAACAATCAACAGGCTCACAATTAATCGTTTTTTTGTCATAATCACACCTGTGGCTTAAAAGTGCCATCGCTGGTCAATACATACCATTGAGGCTTGCATTGCTTTTCTTTGATTTTCTCGCTGCAAAAGTAACCGGCCCAAGCTTTAGGTGCATCGGGTTTGCTTTGATTCCATCGCATTGATCCATGTGAGCAACCCGGTACAGTTTCAGCTGTCCAAGCTGTGTCTTTGACTTCTTCGGCTTCTTCTCTGGTCTGATAGCTTGGCACATCGCCAAATTTTGTTGCCCAATAGTCATAATCCATGGCCTTTGGTGATTTGCCATTGACCTGTGTCATAACCTCCTGTGTGGCCTTCTCCGTGCCACCCATGACCAAAGCCATCACGCGCATTAAAGCTGAGGTGCAAGTATCTTCAACCATCCAACGCCTCATTTTTTCGCTATAAGCTGCAAGAAATCCATGTGCATAATCAATTGCAGCAGGATCAATCTCTGTTTGATTTCTCCATGCTTTAGCTTGAACCAGCACATAACCTTTCTCGGCATTGAATTCAATAATGTGGGTTTCAAGCCGGCCTTGAGGATAGGTTGCAATCCAGCGATCTGTGCGCTCCTTGTTGCCTTCATAGTTATCCATAAACGCCATTAGCGCACCGCCTGACCTGATGCATGGCGGCCTACGGCTTTGCCTCGTTGATAGCCATCTTTGTGGCCTTCTTTGTATCCCACCGCATAGCTGCAAATAGCCCACAAAATACAGGCCACAACCATAAAGATAAACAATCCAATTTCACCTGATGTCATTTTTTTGCTCCCGTTTCTGGGAGCCGTGTCTCAGCTCCCAAATACAGAGTGACAGGCACAGCCGACATTTTCAACAATCATGCGTGGATTGTGGCGTGTCGCTACTTCTTTAAAGCTATCTCAAGGAGTAGTTGATCCAGTCGTGCTTCTATCCGGCTCACTTGATCCTTGAGAGAATTGCCACCATTCGGTGAAAGCTCCCGCATGATCGATTTCACCATGAATCTCATTGACGAATAGATGGCAGTCAGCACCGCAAGAACAAGCCCACCGACCGCCGTCCATTCGCCTATACTCACTTTTTTAAACCAAGATCATCTTTAGGATTGGCCCAACGCGCGAGCATTGGTACTAATCCAGCAACCAGCCCCATTGCCAAATCCTTTGGGTTCTGATTACCAGTCATCCACACAGCTAACATGCCAGCGACAGAGCTACGCGCCCAAGATGCCAACAAAGCTTTTGCTTTATCCATTATTTTTCTCCTTTTGGTCGGTCGGGCAAATCACCCGAAAACGCGCCATAAGTTGGTCGGCCATAACCGACAACAAATGACTTTGCTCCCAAAGTTCTTGATTTCACCATAACCTCGCCACCATTGCGCTGATCCCCACCGCCTGATGTGTTGCCTTCAATAGTCACAATCTGTTTTTCAGAACAGCGAATGACCAAGCCAATGTGATTGATTGTAACCTTGTCATCAATAACAAAATCGAAAAACACAAAATCACCAATCTTTGGTGTTTCGTGCCATTGCTTGTTTTTCTTAAACGCCTCGGCTCCCGCTTTAGTGCTGACCACATTTGGCACTTTTACACCAGCTTGATCTGCGCACCAATTGAGAAATGACCCACACCATGGCAGCTTGTCGGCTTTCATGTGTTTGCCATACTTTGTCTCGTTGTTTCCAGTCTCAGCTGTGCCAATTTCAGCAAGCGCGACCTGAATTAAACGGGGCAATGTGCCTTGTGGAAAATTGCTCATAACAAAGATTACCCAATTGGCTTTTGAGCTTCTGGAGCCAACAAAAGTTTTGCTTCATCTGGCGTTATACCTAATTTAATTAGCAATGCAGCTTTGTCTGTTGCTGCTTTTTCGATAGCTTCAAGCCGGTCTTTATCAGCTTGCACATCAATTTGCCATTGAGCAAATTCTTCATTATTCATCTCACGATCAATAATTTCATCTGTATCAACATTATGAATTCGTACCATTGGTCTAGTCATTATTTAACTCCATAAATTAGGCATTGTGGGCTATTAACAAAAGTTGCTGCACCATTACTTGACAAAAATGTGAGAGAAGTAAGTGCAGCCTGTGTTGTTTCACGCGCACCCCAAGTCAATCCAAAACCTTGATTTGCAGCCGCGGCAAAATAATAAGTCATACTAACATTTAAAAAATTAGTCGTTTGATTTGGCAGAGTTACTACACCTTGTACCCATTGCGCATCTGAGTTTTCATACCCATTAACGCTGCTAATACCTGTTGCGGATGTACCTTTAGTCCAAGTGTTATCGCGGTCTTTATTGTTATAGACATAGTTGGCACTTGTCGTGCCATTTATTCTAGTAATTAATGGTGTTGGCACACCTGTTCCAGTAAAGCCCATTTTAGCAATTGTGAAATAAATGTAATTGTATCCAGTCGGTGTGATGTTAATTGTTGTGCTGACACCTGAAAGCGTTGTTGTGCTGAGTAATGTCATTCCACCGCTTGTTGGTGTAACCCACTCTGGAGCTGTAGCACCTGAATTGACCGCCAAAACCTGATTGGCTGTACCAATTGCACGCCTTGTAAAAGTGCCTGATCCTGTGCCATAAATCAAATCACCGGCTGTTGTAATTGTTGTGGCCATGGAATTTGTGACTGTTACATCGCCCGATGTGCCACCGCCTGAAATACCAACACCAGCTGTAACACCTGTGATGTCACCCGGATTTGGTGTTGTCCATACAAAATCCATGTCGGTGTTTGTATTTTTTGCAAGAATCTGACCTGTTGTTCCACCTTTTAGATCAACCAATGTTGTATCTACGGCCTGACCAAATACCTCAAAATCAGCTGGCAAATCCGTGACCAAATCTGTGGCCGTTGGCATCTGCCATCCAAAATTGCTCGTTGGATTGCTCATGTTTTCTCCTTACGCCACAATTGTGGCATTTAGCCAATCCAAAGTTGGATTGATTGTGTTCCATTTTTCTGTCACCGGCACATCATTCCATCGCATGGCTTGCAATGAGAATGAAATCGGTGAAACAATCATTGAAACGCTGACCTGATTATATCTGGCCGAAAATGTCCAGCCTTCAACAAAACCCAAAAAATCTCCAGAATTCATGTTAAGAGGCAAATTGGATATATTGACCGGCATACCCATAAATACATTTATCAGATCATCCCGGTCGGCATCATCAAGCTCTGGATTGGTCAGCTCAAATGTAATGTTGTTAAAATTAAAGCGTGGGTAGGCTCTTAACTCCAAATAGAAATCGGCCTGATCTTGAGCATCGGCTTGATGCTTAATAGTTGTTGTGAAAATCTGTGCGAGCTGGCCATATAAGCCAACCGATGCAGAATCAACCGCGCTGACCTCATTTTGTGAATTCGTGCCATATTTCAGCGTAATGGTGTTTCGCACATCACCAGCACGGGATTGGATACTCAAACCTGTTGCCAAAGCTTGATTGGCAGTCAGATCAACATAGCCATTGGCGGCTAAATATGTTGTGCGGTGTGTGCTGTCTGCATAAGAAATTTGGCCTTGCGCGTTTTCGTAAATGTAACCTAAGCCCGATGTGGCCAAAGCTGCAACAAGCGAATAAACATCAATGACTGAGGATGTTCTAGCTGCAAGCTCATAATTGCCGGGTTGGTCAATTTCTCCCAATCCGCTGTTTTCTGCATCCTGCCATTGGGTAGTTGGATCATAAGTAGCCCATGTCAATGCTTGTGGCACTTCTTGCCATGATAAAAACAACACCTCTTTTAAAATGGTGTAAATTTTATCCC